GTGCAATAAATTTGACCACGTCCCAGAATGCTGCGAATTCATCCTTGCTATTCATGACGGCGGTTTTGACGCTATCAAATACTGACTTCACGCCTTCAATAATTGGTGTGAATGTTTTTTTCAATGTCGCACCAACGTCACTGACAATCTTGCCGAACCCGTCGCCCTTGGTCAGGCTGAATGCGTCTGAAAAAGCGTTGATCGCTGGCAATGCGTTTTGGTTGATAAAGTCAAGCAATGTTTTTAAGATTGGCAACAAGGCAACGCCGATTGTTTCTTTTGCTTCGTCAAATGCAACTTGAACACGTGCGATTTGTCCCGCGTACGTGTCGGCATTACGTGCAGCAGCCCCACCAAACAATTCTGATAAACGACCTTGGACTTCCTCAAATGACATTGTTTTCAATTCAGCATTTGATAAGCCAACGCCTAATTTGCCCAGGGCTGCCGTGTTGCCGTCATAAGCCTTGGCTAGTGAATTGGCAACTGCTTCAACTGGCTTGCCCGTTGCTGCGCTTATGTCAAGGGCGGTTGAAAGTAAATCTTGCGCCTTTGTGATGTCGCCCGTCGATCTAACCAGGCGACCCAATGCAGGGCGCAATTCGTCGTCAGCAACACCCGTTGCCAATGACATTTGAAGAATCGAATCTTCGGTCGCCTTAATTTGTGCCTGGGTTGCACCTGTTGCGTTTTCCAACGCCAGTGCCAATTGTGTCTGCGCCTTTTCGTCGGCTATTGCAGCCTTTACGCCTTCGATACCAATTGCAATTGCGGCTGCGCCAGCAGCGGCAGCAGCTGCGGCAAACGCCTTGCCAATTGCTACGCCAGCCTTGCCAACTTTGTCGCCAAATGAATCAACGTCACCTGAAGCGGTTTTGAGCGATTTGTTGAGATTATCAACGTCGCCAAGTATGGAAAGTTTAAGGGTGCGACTGCCAGCCATTAGTCGTACTTCCTAACTATTTGCGAAAAGGATTCTTCCCAGCGTTTGATGATCTCAGGCTGGGCACTTCGAAGCGTTGGGTAAATGAACCACCCGCGTGAACCGCGCCCTTCGCGACCTGACCAAACTGGGAATTGCTTATAGCGGTTCGAACCAAATTCGTAACCGCCCCAAACCTGTTGCGTTGTACCGCCACCGCTTAATTTTTGGGCAGCGAAACCAAATGAAATTTCACCGATCTTTGACGACTTTGAAACTTTTGAACCTGGGCGATTTTAGGTGCAACGCGGTTGGTGGATTGATTAGCCTTTGAAATGATCTTTGTGCGAACATAATCAGCCAGTTTTGAAGTCTGCTCTTTTGCCTGGGCGGTTGCTTCTTCGTCCATTGCCTTGAACGATCGCAGAATGGCACGCAATTCCGCTTTGTCGTAGGAAATTGCTTCCTTAGCCATTTGCGCGCCTTTCTAGAATTTCAATGATTGTCAGAATGTCCTCGGCTGACTCAAACTCATTCGGTGATAGCCCCGTTGCCAGGGCTATCTCCCAAACGATTCGACTTAGGCTTCCGACGGGGTGGCTTTTGGGTTTGCCTCACCGACTATCACTTCAGAAATGGTTTCTGTCCATGCTTCGATCGGCTTGACTGGCTTACCAGCTGCTTCTCGCTTCATGGCGTGATAAGCAAGGAAAACGAGATCAGCAATGCCGATCTTTTCCTGCGCCTGAGCAATGGTATGACCCGAATGCTTTTCCCACTTCACCCATTCTGGCGGTGCTGCCGTGTAGGTAATTTGGTCGCCGTTGTTGTATTCAATTGTTATTGGTAACTTCATTTTGTCTCCCGATTAGTTAGTTTTTAACTGAATGTTTCGGTTGGTGTTCCAACCACGATAAATGATAGATCAACAGTCTGAGCGTCAGGTGCTGACCCGCCGACCGCTGGGAATACTGGCATGACGTTGAATGCGAATACTGCGCCAGTAACGGCAGTCAATGAAACTGCCAATGTTGTGTTTGGTGCGGTTTCGCATGCAGTCCATAGTGCTTCGCACAATGAACCTGACGCGCCCCAGTCTGCAAGCATTGAAACGTCGAATGTCCACTGGTCGTCAATGTGCTTGTATGCCTTGCCGTCAAGTGTCTGGTAAGTCTCGACTGTTGGTGAATTGGCTAGTGTCGCACTGGTCGCCTGTGCGTCATAGTTTGTCGTCGCAATCGTCAAGACGAGATCGCGACCTGTGATGATTGTCGTTGGCATGATTCTCCTAGGTTGTTTGTGTGTAGTAAGTCGAAACGTTTATGTCAGCAACCAGCATTGGACTTTGTCCTACTTCCAAAACCGTCGGCTTTTCAACCACGCCTACGACGTATCCTGCTGGCATTGCAGCAAGAATTCCTATGATTAGTTTTTCCAGATTGTCCAGTGAACCCGCGTTGCTATTTGACGCGACAATTGCACTGATTGCGAAATTCAATTTGACCTGTGTTTTTGTTTTGCCGATCAGCACGACTTCCATGTAGGGCGTGTCAGGCACGACCACAATTGCAGGCGGGATTGGTGCTTCAGGAACGCTTGGGTAAATGTTTGCGGCTAATGATGAAAACGCGTTTGCTAACGCTGCACGGGTTTCGGCGACGGAATTGGCGGGCATTACTGCACCACGGTTTCAACGTCCAGGTAAGGCATTAGCAATGTGCTGACTCGGTTGGTCAGGCTTCGACCCATACGGTATGGGGTCGCGGTGAAGTCCACGCCTTCGATCTGTCCACCTGCTGCAACGCGTGACTGGAATACTTCGACGCTGACTGCAAGGATTGCCGATTCGATTGGCGCATTGTTGGCGTATAAATCAGCTGCTGAATAGCCTGAAAGTGTTGCACTGCCCATTGGAATGATGTCACGCAATGTCACGTTCGCATTTGTGAACGCTGCGGTGAAACTGTATTCCTTAACGTCTACGACGGTGACGGTTGCTGAAAACGGTGAAGGCAAGCCCGCAACAATGACTGATTGCCCTGCCACGAAATAATGTGGGCGTTGCGTGTAATAGGTCGCAACGTTTGATTCAAGTTTGTACGCATTAACTGCCGAAGTGTTCGCAACCAACATTGGCAAGATAACTGCCTCACTGGTGTTGATGATTTCGTCTAGGTAAGCGTCAGAATAAAGAGAAACGGACACGCCAAGCACCGTACGCAATTGACTCGCAGTGACAATGGCTGGCATGTCCGTTCCTTTCGATCGACTGCGGCGAGATCGGGAGAACCCGCCGCATGCTTAGTTTGTGGAAATTACTGCTTATTATTCTTGAATGCGCCCGCCGCGATCTTTGTCGCCACGGCACCAAACGAATACACGCCCACGGTGATTGATCCGTCAGCAGTTGATTCCGCACGTAGTTGGTATGAAGTTCCTTCGTACCAGGTGTATGCGTCTGGGTTAACAACTAGCAGCGTGCCGTCTCCGTCGCCTGCGTTTGTTGGGTCAACGTATAGGTTCAAGCCCGCTACGTTTCCAGTCAATGATGTTGGCAGCGCTGAACCTGGCTGGTTGCTTGGGTTTGTCACTGCTGAATAAATTGGGCGACCTGCGTCGTTCAATGTCATGAGGTTTGCCCACTGACCTGTTGAAGCGATCAAGTTGCGTGCGAATGGATTTGCAAGTCCAGCAGTTGCGCCGTAAACGCTTGCTGCACCGCGTGAAATGATACCTAGCAACTCAGTTGCAGTTGGGTATGTTGTTGTTGTTGTTCCGTCAGCAGTTGCGCCAGCGATTAACTGTGCATTGACGTATGCGTTTTGCGCCTTAGCCATGGCTGCAACCATGTTTCTGAGCAATTCATCATAAAAAAGTGGGCTTGTGCGGGTCAGCAATTCAACTGAGAATTTTTGTTGCCCTGCGAACTTCTTAACGTCCACTGAAAGGAATGCTGCGTTCTGATCTGTGTCAGAAAAGATTGCGTCCTCAGCTGCAATTGCAACTGTTGGTGCAGCAGTGATCTTTGGAATTTCAAAAGTCATACCAGCGTCAGGCAATGCACCGCGAGAGATCGCGTCAATGCTTGGGCGAATTGTTGTTGATAGTCCGTTGATAACTTCTGACAACTGACGTGTAGGAACAAGTCCAGCGTTGTCTGTTGTGTTGTCTGCTGCCAATACGTACTGGCGCGCTGATTCGTCACCTGTTGCAGCAAGAACCTTGTTTTCCAAGTACTTTGCAGCGGTGATTTCAATACGTGGCGTTGCCTTCCAGCCACCCACGTTGTTTGACTGTGCAGTTACTGACTTTGCGGCTTCGACCGTCTCAACGGCTTCCGCTTGTGCGACGGTGTTGTCCACTTCGTCTCCTTCTGTTGTTGGTGTTTCTTCGGGTTCGATTGTCGAATCCGAAATTTCTTCTTCTGTCGCCGCGACTGACTCGACGCGGGCTGATCGGATTGCAGGCTCTGACGTTAATGCGACCCCAGTCAATTCGCCTGCAAGAATTCTGACTGTGCCGTCTTTAAGTGTCTCGTATTCATCAAATGAAACTTCAACGCTAAATCCGTCGCGCAAACCTTCCTGGGCTTCGACAAGTGCGTCATTGCCTGCGGTTGTTTCCGCAATCTTGAATGTTGCGTCGATTCCTTGATCGGTTGATTCAATTGAAAGTGTTTTGCCAATTCGGCGTGTTCGGTCATGTTCAAGGTTAAGCAAAACGGCAGTTGGTTCGATTGAACCCGCAGCAAATTGCACCTTGCCGATTGAAGCGTTGCCCGTTTCCTCAAAAGTGACAATGCGACCTGAGATCGTGCGACTGTTTGAATCAGCTGCCGTGATCTGCATTGGTGTGATTACTTTTTTGCTCATAGCAGCATGTCCTCTTCCTCGCGGATTTCGTCGATCGACATTGCGCCGATTCGATTCAAGATTTCATAAACCTGGGCGCGCTCGTATGGATTACCGCGCAGGAAGTCGTCAAGATCGAACATGACTTTGTTACCTGCTGGCGTAAAGTCCGGGAATGATAAACGTTGCTCAATGATTGACATGTAATTGCGGAATGCAAAATCAACCAGGTCGCGACGCTTATCAAGTGCGTTTGAATAAGTAAATGACGACTGTTGCGAATCTGTGAAGTATGCAGGCAAACCGCATGCACGCGATAACTCAAGCGCAACATAATTGCGTGCCTCGTTCAGCTGCAAATTCTTTGGGTCATAGCCAATGGTTTCAAGCGTTACGTCAGCATTCAAAAATGCAGTTGATCGATTAGCACGCGCGGTGCGCCATGAAGTCAGCAACTTTGAAATGCGATCTGCTGGCAATGATGTGCCATTTGATTTCAAAACCATTTGCGGAATTGGCTCGTTAGCAAAATTCATTGCAGCGCGTTCCAATGAAGCAGCAGCCTTAATTGTGCGACCTGCACGGCTTAGCAAACCTTCTTGCGTACCGTTGAAAACAACTAGGTTTGCAGGATCCACATAAGCACCGTCAATTGCATAAGAGGCAATTTCATAACCCATGCCGTTTGTTGTAATGGTCACGCGTTCAGGTGCAATGCGTTCCATTGCGCGAATCTTGCCCGTGTCTGCATAGCGTTCCATGACGTAGGCATAAGCGGTTGGAAAGAAAAATAAATCTGAAATGATCCATGACCAAAATGTTGTTCCTGGAATGCGTGGGTCAGGTTGATTGATAACACGTGGCTGCGAAACCTTTTCACCTGTTGCTTCATTGCGTGTGTGCATTGGCAATGACGCAATTGTTTGAATGATTCCAAGTGCGCGCGCGCATGTTGGCACGCTCATTGCTTCAGCGCGTGACGCGGTTACTATCCCGCCGAAAAGGAAAAGGTTTCCAATTTCACTGTAATACGGCGCGATAGCAGCTGCGTCCACGTTTGTGGCTTCGACTGGAACGGCAGCGTCAACCTTTGGCGTGAATAGATCGAAAAATCCCATGCCCGAATTGTGTCAGGCTTATACGATCAACCGACCATGATGTCAAGATCATTCTCCGGGCGTGTCGCGAAGTGTGTCGCAAGTGCAACTGCCACTGCCCCGCACACGACCGACTGTGACGCCCTTCTTCCTATAACCCAGCCGCCGTCCCCACGACGCAATTGCACGGCAGCCAATACTTCTTCGGAAAGTTGGCTTTGACCGCGGTGTTTTAAACGACCGCTATTGATTGCCGACAACATTTCGTCACACGCCTGGGGATAGACGCCGTCCATGTCAAAAATTGGAATGCCAGCGGGTGCAAGGCGCGCTGCAACGGCTGCGCTGGTTTTTCGACTGTAAAGCACGTATTCCGTTGGATATTTACGCGCATAATCTGCAAGGTCGTTGGCGATTGCCTTATCGTCCAATTGAAGATCATTTTGCCAGGTGTGCAGCAACTTGACGACAAACTGCTCGCCGCCGATTTTCTGCGCGCCCACCAAACTCGCGTGTCTGCGATCGGGCGAAAGATCAATGGCAAGCCAAGTCAATTTGTCAATGTCTAGGTCTGCGGATTTGTCCAGGCAGTTACCCCAGGAAGCCGCGTCCACTGCGCTATTGATCGCAACAACCCAGCGGCACAACACTTCGGTCATGACCACGTCAGCAGGGTCGTTCAGCACCGATTTGATGTTGTCGGCGTGAATCAATGTTCCCATTGAAGGGTTGGCGTGCCGTGCATTCTCCACGCTGATTTCGTCGGTTGGTGCTGACCATTCAAAATAGCCAATGTCATCTTCGACGCCTGCAATGCTTGCAAGCGCGCGATCGCGAAAAGAATTTAAAACTATGCTTGCAGAATCGCCTGCGTTTGTGTACGCCATGACCATTGGGTTGCTTGCCGCCATAAGGGTATAGCGCAAGGAAGCAAACGATTCAATATCGGTCATTTCGCGCAATTCGTCCAGGTGAATAGTTGAAGGTCGTGAAACACCACGCGCAGCCGAACCACCCGCACGCACAATGAACCGATTGCCCGTCATAGTTTCGATTTCCTCGCCGCCGTGTTGCCAG